TCAGAACCACTTATTGTTAAAATTGTATCAATAATAGACCCATTTAAGAATCCTATATTAACTGATCCAGAATCAGAACCACTCATTACTAAAACTGGTGTTGCAATAGACCCACTTAAGAATCCTATATTTGTAATCGTTGGGTCTCCAATAGGAGCATCTAATAAAGTTCCAATGAATAGACCAACACCAAATGACGCACTATCAGAAGCTGATGCAACCTTTAAAACATCATCAATAATACCTCCTATTAATCCAATATTAACAGATGAATTATCAGAAACACTTGTTATTGGAGCAGAGAAACAAATGCAATTTGCTATGCCTTGTAAAATATCATTTTCAAAATGCCTAACTTCTTGAATTTTAGAAAACAGATTTGTACCCGCTAGGAGATTTTGATACCCATCATCTGTGATTTCGACGGTATCATCCAAAGAAGTGTCATAAAAGCGAACGCTACCCTCTACGAGGCGGTCTCCAAAGAAGTGACGGGGAATGCTAAATAAACGAAAAACGTCCGAAAGTTCACGATTGGTCTTTCCAAGGGGGAAATCAATGAACTCCATACCAAACATTTTAGTAGGGTCTCGATACTGATTATAAAAAGATAGCTTGGTCTGGGTGTGGACCATGCGTTTATAGGTGCCATCAGTATTTTTTTCCTCGGTATCGGGATAGAAAATTCCCGAACCCGTAATCCCCTCTTGATAGTTTAGAATATCGGACTCTTGTTGTTCAAGGGCAATGTCACAATCCCGATTGATGATCGGAGTCCCACTATTATAATCTAGGTATTCAAGGGCAACCGGATATTCGGGGGAGGAATCCGGCGGTTCAATCAACACTACATCATCATTCTGAATATTAAACAATTCCCATTGCTTAACAGCAACGAAAGGAGTCGTTAAAAGATTTTGATGATTTATGTGCTTGATCATGTATCAAAAATAAATATCATCAATCTATATGTTTAAGGACAATAGAAGGGTCTTTCTTTATATCAGACTCCCACAACCGAACGACTTTATATCCCCGTTTTTCAGCCATTTTAGTTTTTACAACGTCATTTGTTATCGTCTCGTCAACATGAATATGGTGATTATTTGTATTAGGATTGCCGTGCCAAAAATCGCCATCCACTTCTATAATAAGAGGTTTTCCTTTGATTTTGAAGTCATAAGATTTACATATCCCGTTTTCAACAATAAAGTATTGAAAATGATATGGAATACCCACCATGTCAAGTTGTTCCGCCACTAATGCCTCCAACTTGTTCATTTTACGATGTGAAAATATTTTTTGGATTGCTTCTGGAGTATGAGTTTTGCCATACATTGGATTATTCTCACCTTTTGATAATCCGAGTTCAATACGAGTCTTTGACATCTGTTCTCTAACTTCTGGTCTGCAAGCAGGATTTAGAGTTCCACTTATAGATGGCATTTTCTTTCCCAAATGTGCCAATGCATTTTTTTGTTTTGACTCTTCGGTATGTAATCTCCCGACTCGTGGAGACCAACCATTAGCATATTTTTCTTTTCGATTATCCGATAGTTTCTTTTTTGTTTCGGCAGACATTGAACCTTTTGAAACTCCTTTTCGTGTATTTGAATAATGTTGTTTCAAACATTCACCCGAACATGCTTTTCCTTTTACTGGCAATGAACAGATTGAGCATAAATTCCATCCATGAATATGAAAATCTTCAATGTGTTCTTTAATGTATTCTTTGTAATTTTTTTGGTGATAAAGTTTGAGATGTCTTGCTAAATGCTTCACAAGCATTTCTTTTCCATCCAATCTACAAATGATAATGTCGTTCATATGCATTATACATATGAACGACATGTTCAAAACTCACTTTTACTTACACCTTTAGGTCAAAAATCGAGTCTGACTTTAATCAATAATTCGCTAGAAAAATCCTTAAACGCTGGCCTGCTCAGTTTTGCTACAGCAACTAGTTCATTACTATCATTATACAGTCCAACCGTTGTAATATATGTCTTGGGATCATTGATAAAGTCAGAATTGTAAATTGTTCCTTTAGCATGAGTTCCATCAGTTCCATCATAGACATAAGTCGGATTGTTACTGTAGTTAAAATCGCGGTTCATTACTCTGACGAAATAGTGACGTGCGGGAACATATTCGCTCTTACGAACCTTCATAGATTCGGTTACGCACAACTCAATTGATTTTGCAAGAGTCTTGTGATTGTAGGTCCACTCCGTCGTAGCAGTACCAGGGGTGTACCACCATCCTCCATTTGTGCCGGGGCCACCTTCACTGGATCCAATACCGGGACCACTTCCTGTGAGTCCGAGCTTTGCTGCTACCAGAGCAGCATTCAGAATAACAATTCCGTCTGATGGATAAATAAGTCCAATACCTTCATAGATTGGGGTTGCTGGTGAATTGTTCTGAGTTCCAACAATGAGTTGATAAACTGCCTGAGTCTGGGTAGTATAGGATGAGTTATCAATCATCGTGAACTTGGCTCCGAGAGAACCGCTGAGTGTCAATTCAAATTGACCTTCATCAATCCGGTCCTTCATTTTGTAAGCAGAAAAATTGAGAACCCAAATATCGGTTGCTGTGACAGTTGTGCTGCCGCTTTGGATTGTGAACTGACCATCCAAATCGGCTGAACCGAGCAATAAATTCTTGTACTGCGTGTAAATTGCTTTGGCAGGAGATGCCTGAATACTGGATGACTCCGTGTTGAAAGAACCGCTACCAATGTCTCCTGCAATGCTTCCATACGCAATGGAGAAGTATGGGTCATTGTTTGCCAATGCCGCAGCACCGGGAAACATGTTCAGATAATACATCGTCTTCTTGACATCATATACCGATGTGCCGTAGGATGGATTTCCATTGGACCCCGTGAGTGACCAGTAATCATCAACCAAAAAGCTTTGGGAGAAGTCCGTTATTCCACTTGGCCAGAACCCACTTGCGATACGGGTCGTTCGTCCGGCTACAATGTCTTGATTTGGATTGAAGGTATTAAATATCATATTAGTTCTCTTTGTTGTCTCCCAATAAATATATCTATTGGAGTTTCTATAATGGAATTAACCTTATTCTCAGAAACCAAACTACACATTTTAATAAAATAAGAATTATTAAAATCTTGCTTCATCCAATTGATATCTTTATGTACCCATTGAATATTCTTGACCGTATATCCTTTAGTAGAATCTATTCGATCTAACGAGGCAGTTCCTTTTCTATATTTTTTACCTCTTTTAGGCAACTCCATTAAAATTCCGGTATAGGCGCACTTTTTATTTTGTTTATCAAACTGACACCACATATCTTCTATTGTTATGTCAAATATATGATTTCTTCGTTGTGCTCCTCGCTTTACATCATTGAAATACGATTGTGAAATTCCATTATATCCCATCCATTTTCCATTATTTTCTCCATAGTTCGCCCGGGATTTATTTTTGTCTGAACATTTTCTACACACGTCAGTTCTACAATGATATCTGGATCCTGCCGAAGAATGAAATATTGTTTCATTACATTTTGGGCACTGTCTTGTATATTTCTTTTCCATATCTATTACGTATTACCAGGGGGTACTGTAACTGTCACTTCAATGCTAATACTTCCGCCCGATTCATTTCCGACAATGGTTAAATTGGTTGTAGTTGTCTTACCCAAGCTGCTGTTGGGAACAAATCGGAAAGTATTTCCGACTGCGACCTGAGCACTTGTGGTGTTAATATCCCCGGCAAACGTGGGAATGGTATTGGACACTGCATTGATTGAGTTCGTCTGTTGAACAATGAGAGTTCCTACATTTTTATTTCCGAGAATCGCTGTGTAACCGGCCTGAAGGTTGTAGGCGGGGTTCGTGGAAGGACTGATGATAATATCGCCTGTATAATCACGAGTAACGAGAATTTTGTCTTGGGCAATCGTGATAACTGGAATTGCAGTTACACCCTGATTCAGTGTAACGAGTTTATATTTCATCGTCTGTGTTTCATCCGTCAATGGTTCAAAGACAGGAGTGTTACGCAGAGCAATGTCGTAGAATGCGCTTCCGTTGGGGTGGTTTGGCTGGTAAAGCGTGTAATCAATCTCGTCGTCTGCCAAAGCAAATGACGTGATGTTCAGATTGCCAGTCTTGGCAAGCAGTTCACGACCTTTTTTGGTCAAAACTGCATCTACCGTAATTGTGGTATTGTCAATGTACGCCATAAGTTATTGTACTCCTATTTTCTCTCTATTTGTCATCATTTTTCCAACAGAAATATTGTGTTTATGTTCCTCCGAATAGCATCGGCCAACATTGAACAACTGTGCTTTTTTTATGTTTTCGTAGGAACTTTTTCGGTTCATAAACTTGATAATAGTTTCTGGTTTATGCTTTCTTCCCGTCCTATCAATAGACATCTGTTTTTTCTGTTCTTCTGTCCATCTCGGCTTTCCTTTTTGTGTTTCCGAAATCTTTTTGATTACCCACTGCGGACGTTTCTCTCCAATGGCAACTGGACACTTGGCATCTTTTCTCATATTATAACACAATCCATTACCAACCCAAGATCTTCAAATCCTCTTGCCCATCCCTCACCCGTAGGGATGAAGTGCTGAAACGGTTCATAAATGATTGCTATCATGTTTTCATTTCTGTAAGGATTCTGATAAAATACATATCAAACTCTCGGCATGATTCTTCTCCCATAAACTTCATGATTTTTTCCATTTCTAATGTAAAAGCATCAGAACCATGCTTATTCCATGACCGTTGTAAATGAGCGTTGTCATGCTTATTTTTACACAAATCATTCAAATGGCGACTAAATCTCCGTTGTATGTTGTCAGAACTACCCAAATAAAACTTCCCGTTGTGTTTATTTTTTATCCTGTATATTCCACGCGTTGCCATATGTTTTTATAATAAGGTTCTCATCTAATAAGTATCAGCGAGCAACCCTTTTTTATTTGTTTATTACGTTATCACTCTGGATTAGGTTCAGATTTCCAATTTGTGTTGCCTGAACTGGTGTAGAACCGTCTTCCAATCCGTTTTCTTCAATGGTTGTGGTGATTGTTTGTTGACATCTGCGATAGGAACCATAGGTCGTGACCCCCGCTTCCTTACCATAAGTTGTAAAATTGAATAGCGAAAATAGTGAACGTTTGTGCGTCAAATGATTGCGCTGATAGCTCCCCACAATCTCAAAATACTCTCCTTGGTCCGTGTAAATTGGAGGAGGATTGAATGATGGATAAAGTGGTGAATATCCATATCGTGGGCGGGCAGGAAAGATTGCCGAGGCAATTGGGTTGTATTGCAATTGATAGTTGTTCACCGTGGCATTTGGACTATTTCGGAACGTCCCTTCACGGTGATACCACTGATTAGTCCCCGTTTCTGATGGATAATCAGCAGGTGTAGTATCAATAAAAGATGCCGTATAAACAACGCTGCTATACCAATCTCTCTGAACCACTACATAATCATATAAATAGATCGATGACGTGGAATAAAGATTGTCCAGTGGATTATCAGTGCGATTATAAGAACCACTTTTGGCATAGATGGTGTATTTCTTCCATCGTTTGAGCAGGTATTCAAATTGCGACCCCGTGGAGTGCGCTCTCACATTCATATCAAATGATATTTCGCCGTAGTTCATAAATTATACTATTTGTCCTGGGCAACTTGCGGTCCAGTTCCACCCCGTGCCCGTCAATGGTGAGTAAACTCTAACAATTGCCGATGCTTCGGAAACTGTTTTAAGGAATGTCGCCGTTCCATTACCCGGCGCAACAATCCTCTCTGATGGTAATCCTCTATTCGCAAGAGCTTTGTCCAAATCTTTTTGATAAGAAGTAGCACCACGGTATCCAGTATTAATTACTTCATTACCATTCCACAATATAATATATTTGTCAGGGACATTGAAAGAGTTAAATCGGAACATAATTGATCCCGTTACACTTCCAAGAGTTATTGCGAACTCAGCCGGATAAACACCGACTGTTCCTGCGTTTTTGCTGGAAATATTTCCGAGACATGGAATCTGTGGCAAATCGTTGACAGTGATATATCCAATCTCAGTTGCCACGCTTGACAACTCTCCACGAGTAGCTTCCAAAGTCACCGTGTAGGTACCGGGATATCCATATACATGAGTTGGAGTAATTTCTAGACTTGATGTTCCATCGCCAAAGTCCCACGCATATGTTGATGCAGCCGTGCTCAAATTAGTGAAGTTGACCGTATGTGGATAATTTCCAACCGTGACATCTGCCATAAAGCTTGCCACTGGGTCGGAAATTTCTGCCGGTGCAACAATAAGATTTGGGTCTCCGATGATTCCGCCGCAAAAATGTCCAATCTGATATGGGTCCATCACATCACAAATGTATGTTCCCCCCGGCAAATAATTAACTGGGTAAGTGCGGGTCGGAAGGTTGATATATGACAGATTGACATCAATTATTCTATTTTCTGGCATCGAACGAGTATCAAAGTTAGATACTTCGTTAGTATTGAAATTGAAATCTGCATATAAAAGCGATTCGGTAAGGTGGCACAACTTGGTATTGGAATCACGGAAATAACGAACCGCAGTTGTTTCACCATACCACACCGAACCACTGTTCATTTCACTTCCAATTGGGCGAATTGGATATTTCGGACGCTCCAAAATGGAAGGTTCGACCAATACCCCGACCAGAGCATTCGCTCGTGCGGGCACAACATTCTTGATTGCCTCAAATATTGAGCGGTTAAAATACAGTTTGTAGAGTGTAATCAGTTCATTGAACAATGTTCTGCTGCCACTATTTTCATTCAGCGATGAAGCATATTCTTTGCGGAACATGTTAAGTGCTTGGTAACTCTGCGAGTATTGATTGAATGGAGCACCGATGGCATCCATAAAATCAAAGTTTCCAAAGTATCTAACCGTATCTTTGTTACGAAAATCTTGTGGGTCAACGAAGAATCCAACTTGATTGGAATCAGGAGCGGTGTTGTTGTGTGGAACGAAAGTTGAACGTTCCTTGTCGTCGAAGCGTGCAGCAACAGATTGTGATGTATGACGCACCTTTTCATTGCGGAATTTGTTTGGTCCATACTTGGAAACTCCCCAAGTGCTTGGATAATCAACCACCTTGAACTGCCATGGATAGGTAGATTGTGATATATACTGACACGATGCAGTATTATAGACCAACTTCTGCTCTCCAGTCCATGCACCCCAGTTTACTAACAGGTCGGTCTTTGCGGCAACTGACGGACCAAGATACACATCTTGTTTGTTTACTGAATTTGTCGCATAGAATGGATTGGCGTTTCTCCAAGTACCCATCCAATATCCATTGGAAGGTATGCTTTCAAATGACCCAGTACCTGGCGGAATCTGACGCATATCAAATGGATAATCGGTATGCATACGCAACACCAATGACTGATGTGGCGGTCTTGAACCGCTAAAGCTGTAGGCATTAATACTATTGACATAATCTTCAAAGTTACTATCGGCAATGGCATCATACCATACCTGAAGTTTATCCATTGTGCCTGTATATCCCTGCCCGTTACGGTCTGCAAACCAACCGCCAAGCATGAGGGTATTGCCAGCAGCACAAGTAGAAAATTTGTTGTTTACAGTCTGGTCATAAGAAACCACGCTTGACATAAGACGAAGAACTTGACTTCCGAACTCATTCTTTTGGACATATAAATCAAATCGGCTAGGAACTGCGTCTGGCGACATCGTTGATGGGTCAAACTCAAACTCAGATGCCATCGGCTCCCGACGAAGCATCAAACTGTAAATGCTTCCGTCAAAAATCGGAAAGGTTGAACTTGTAATTTTGAACTGAGGGGCGTTGTCGTATCCGATGCGGAAATAAACACGTCCCAGATTTGGACCCGGTTCACGCACAAATCCAACTGCCCATATTCCAGAACCAGTTGGCGTTGTTGCAACAGTTCCCTGCACCAATCCAAACATGTTCTGTTCTCTGCCATAAACATAACTTTCCGAATCATCCACGCTGAACTTCACGAGAAAAGTGTTGCAGTTGGTTGGAATCGGGCAGCGAAAGTGATCATATTTGGACGACGTGTCCCACTGATACATAAAAGAACGCTCATACGTGGTGTATGCCGCCTTTTCGTCGGTATAGTTGACTCCGCCATACTCACGGACGCTCAATAGCGAGGATGGGATGCCATAACAAGCGAGAATAGCACGGACTGACTCTTCCGTTCCCTTCGTCTTGTAAATGCGAGGCAAATTGATAAGAACACGATTACGAACCTCTTTGAGTCGGTCTTCTGCCGACATGCTATTTAATCCCGCTTGCTGGTCGGTGGCCAAATAGTTGTTAATCAAATTCACCTGTTCCAGCGAATCATCCAACGTCCATCCAAAGGTCTCAAGCATGTAATCCACAATGCGACGAGTAAATGCTTCTGAGGCATTTGATCCGACATGCTTTTCCGAAGGCATATTAGCAATATAGATATAGATTTCGTCAAAGAAATGACCAATCATCGAAAGAAAGATGATATAATCATCATTCTGCGAGTCCGACAAAATATGTGCGGGACAGTTGTTAATCAAACTGTCACGATTGTTTTTGTCGTAAGCACTGGCAGAGGTTTCGAGTTCGGCAATGTAACTTGAACTGATGAAACTTCCACTTATGCGGTCATAATCACCATTGCGATACAAATAGGATTCATAACCATCAAACGAATTTGCGATGTCGTTTATTTGTCCTTGAATGGAAGTCCATTCTTGTGAGTAATATGGATACGTGCTGCCGCTGGCAGACATAAACACCGTATTCTTTTGGTCCAATGTCTGGATGGAGGAACTCAATGCCGAGGCATTGATGACCTTATTCTTGAAGATTTTTAGACGAAGTTCTGCCGAGGAAAATACGACAAAGTTCTGAAAGTCAGTGTAATCCACGTTTAGTTCCGTAAGGTTTCTACTTACAGTCAACTCACGGTCTGTCTCGTTGTCTTGCTGCAAATCCGTGGCAGTATATGCCATGTTCGTATTTGTCAGACTCACATTTGGAATTGGCACCGAGAAGTTTGGCGGTCCAATCTGGTAAATAACATTGCTCTGCGGATTCTTTACAATCGCATTTACCACGTATGGGGAAAGTGAAATGTTAGATATCCAACACGAGGTTTGAATTGAAATATCGGATGGTAACTCGCTCTGTAACTTGACCAATAACGTCAGTGAGTCTGTCGGCGTCTGTCGTTCATCCATAACCCCGTGACCAAGAACTGGTAACAGGCGATTGTTCCCAAGATTAACCGCATTCTTGAGATTGGCAAAATATTTCTCACGGTATGTTTGACGAAGAACGTCCGACACGGGTTGATAGAAATACTTTGTGAAGAAATCATACACAAATGTTTTCGCCTGAACATACTGTGGCAATGGATGTCTTCCTATAGGAGAAAACTTGCGTTCAATAGATGCGGAGACATACCCATCAAAATGTGAATCGAGGTCGGAAAAATCAACAATGGTGTCTGAGTTGGACAGCAAGTAATTGTTAAAGTAGGTCTGAATACCCTGAATACGAACCATGCTGCCACTAATGCTGGAAGGACCAGTAGGAGTGGAAACTGGTGTGGTAGTGTAAATGGTTATATCTTCATACAGATTGCGTAAGAAGTTGACCATTGCTCCATCTGTGTTCAAAAAGAAGATTGACTTGATGGTGTTAATATCATTCTGATACAGTGGACTTACTTTATTATAAATTTGTCCATAGGGGCATCCCGCCGTCGCTTGAAGATAAAGTGGAGAAATATCCCGAACCAAAATCTTTTTCTTACAAAACGATTCATAAGAAGGGGTTGATCCCATCAATGGAATCAACTTCAGCTCTTTTCTCGAAGGAGAAATGTCTTTGATGATGAGTGGGGAGTTAAACGTGCCTGCCATCTCACGGGTGAAATTGTAAACGAAGTAATAGCTGCCATCAAGAAGACCAACCGATGAAGACAATTCCTCGCTTGGGTTTACCAATATTTTGGCATTCTTATAAAGAATCAAATCGGACTGCAACTCCGAATAAGAATATGTAACTGGGAAGCTAAGTGCGTTGAGATAGGACAGCGTTATCTCGTTATAGCTTTTAGAATTATCCAGCACATTCCATCCGACGAAGTTATTTGCACGATCCCAAACTCCAAACTCTACCACGTCATTGGCAGAAAATCCATACCATAGGTCTGAAGTAAACCCATTTACGAACAGGGAATACTCCGTGCGGTTCAAATATGAACCCGTATTCAGACTGGCGGTGTTACTGGCCACCATTTGATATGAGGTAAATTCCATGATTATATTTTAGGATTTCTCGTCATTATATTAGCATTCGGAAATTTTATAAATCCATATTTATGCTACGGATTTTCGGATTGGTGTATATGGGAACGTATCCGAGAAATCTGTATCTACTCTCCCTTGTCCTACTGCCTTACGAAGTTCAAGGATGACTTGTTTGGTCGCCATTTGGTCGGCGGCAGACCCGACAGTCTCATTTTGTGAGATGACTGAA